ACGATGCAGGATGGCGAATCGTCAGACGCAAGTCAGCTGGAGACGTAACTAGCGCAATCTGCTCAGCAATGATAGTTCACTACTTGACACGCCCACAAAGCACTCCGCAAATATTTGTTTGATATATGTCTCGATATGTGAGACAATACTTGCCAAATAGGGTAGGATTGGTGTATGGGTTTATTCTCTCGCTTTAGCAGACCACAAGTAATCGAAGCGCAGTATGCACCACCGGTAATGGCCGACACTTACCAATACCAAATCCCTTATCAACTTTTATCTATTGACAGAATCTCTGCAATGTCAATTCCAGCTGTGAATCGTTGCCGTAACTTGATCTGCAACACAATCGCTTCGATGGAACTTTCATTAGAGTTAAAGCGCACTGATGAAGATTTACCTAAACTGCCATGGATGGAACAACCATCTCTTAATCAACCTTATGCAGTCACGATGGCGTACACCATTGACAGCTTGATATTTTTTTCGGTGGCCTACTGGGAAATTACTGAAGTCTATGCAGACAATGGATACCCTGCTCGTTTTGCTTGGGTTGCTAACTCTCGCGTCATTCCTAAATATAACAAAACAAATACTTTTATTGAAGGCTATCAAGTAGATGGCACAGTTCGCCCAATGTCAGGCGTTGGATCACTTGTAACTTTTCAATCTATGACTGACGGACTTCTAAACGTTGGTGCAAGAGTTTTGACCGCTGCACTTGATTTAGATAAGGCCGCAAGTGTCGCAGCGGCAACTCCTATGCCTTCCGGTGTATTAAAGAATACTGGTGCTGACTTAGGCGAGAACGAAGTTCAAGGATTACTAGCTGCATGGCGCAATGCTCGTAACAATCGCTCAACTGCTTATCTGACAAGCACCCTAGAATTCCAACCATCATCATTCTCACCTAAAGATATGATGCTGAACGAAGCAAAGCAATACATGGCAACTGAAATTGCTCGCCTTATGAATGTTCCTGCATATTACATCTCAGCTGACATGAACAACAGCATGACCTATGCCAACGTTCAAGACGAGAGGCGTCAGTTCGTCTCGCTATCGCTTCAGCCCTACATTTCTGCCGTGGAAGCGCGTTTGTCAATGAATGACATCACACCTTCAACGCAATACATATCTTTCGATTTAGATTCCGGCTTCTTGCGTGCTAACCCAATGGAACGCTTGGCTGTAATTGAAAAAATGTTAGCACTTGGACTTATTACAGTTCAGGATGCAATGGCAATGGAAAACCTATCTCCGAATGGAAGTGCGTCAGATGCAATTAACGTTCAGTAGCGATATTGAGTGCGATCAAGGCCGTAGAATCATCTCCGGTAAAATCGTTCCTTACGATGGCGAAATTGGCCAGACATCAGTAGGCAAAGTTGTTTTTGAACAAGGTTCAATTCAACTGCCAGAACCAGGTAAGTCAAAACTATTATTAGAACACGATGCCAAGAAGCCAATCGGCAAAGCCGTTGCGTTTAACGAAACTCCTGCTGGAGTATTTGCATCTTTCAAGGTCTCCAACACTAGCCGCGGAACAGACTCACTAATCGAAGCATCAGACGGCCTTCGTTCAGGGCTTAGTGTTGGAGTCGAAGTTCTAGCATCAGAACCGCGTAATGGCGTTCTTTATGTTCAATCAGCACGCTTGTTTGAAACAAGCCTTGTGCAAGCAGCTGCGTTCGACTCAGCAGCAGTAACTAGCGTTGCAGCATCAGCGGCAGAAACCGAAGATGAAGCACTAACCGAAAACACACAACCAGAAAGTGAGGCCATCTTGGATACTCCAGATGCCGTAGCACCTGAGGCAGTAGTAGAAACCCCTGCGGTTGAAGCCTCACGCCCAACAGTAACAGCAGCAATGTATACAACACCACGTCTTGAGTTCACAAAGGAAAAATTCCTAGAGAACACAATTCGCGCGCAATTTGGTGATGACGATGCTCGCGCTTATATCCGCGCAGCAGCAAACACAACTGACAACGCTGGCTTAATCCCAACACGTCAGCTAACAGAAGTTATCAACCCACTTGCCAACGCAGATCGCCCATTTATTGACGCAATCTCACGCGGAGTTCTTCCAGATGCAGGTATGACTTTTGAAATTCCAAAGATTTCACAAGTCCCAACAGTTGCAGTCACAGCTGAAGAAGCAGCACCATCAAACACAGATTTGGAAGATTCATACCTTTCAGTATCAGTACAAAAGTTTGCTGGACAACAAACATTCTCAGTAGAACTTCTTGATCGTTCTTCTCCAGCGTTCTACGCTGAATTGGTACGCAACATGGAATTTGCATACGCAAAAGCAACAGATGCTCGCGTTGCAACAGTAGTTGTAGGCGCAGCGACAGACGGCGGAAACCGCACAATGTCAGCAGCTAACCTTCTTGACTTCGTAGCAGATTCAGCTGTGTCAATCTACTCAAACACACTTGGATTCGCACAAAACATCATCGTTTCACCTGCACAATGGGGCGAAATCATGGGGCTTGTTGATTCAACAAACCGCGCAATTTACACAGCTGTAAATCCAGTTAATGCTGGCGGTTCAGCTGCTCCAACATCACTACGCGGAAACATCAACGGCTACAATTTGTATGTAGATCGTAACCTCTCAGGCACAGGCGATGGAACAATCGTTGTTGTCAACCCAGATTCATACACATGGTATGAGTCACCAACATTCAAACTAGAAGCAAACGTAATCGCTTCTGGCCAAATCAACGTGGCTTACTACGGCTACGGCGCAATCGCAACTAAGGTTGCAGCTGGCGCATACAAGTGGATGGTTGCATAACCAACGCTTTGAAATAGTGTTGTAGGGGCTTTGTAGCCCTTAGCCCCTACAATTTTCATTAGAGAGGAAATCATGGCAGCAACATTTTGCACCCAAGCCGAATTACGCGTTGTTTTGGGTATTGGTTCTCTCTATTCAGATTCAGTTGTTGAGGAAGTCTGCCAAGCAGCTGAGAACATTATTAAAGGGCAACTTTGGTATAACAATTACTACGCAGCGGCAAGAAGCCTGACCGACAACGTAGCAACACTTTACTTTCAAGAACCACACGGAATGTATGTCGGCCAAAGCGTAACTATTACTAATGCCGGTTCGCCATTCTCAGGCACAAAGACAATTACTGAGATTAACGGCGCACTTCAGGTATCAGCCCTGAACTATCAAAACTATTCTTTGACGGCTTACAACTATTCTATTTCTTATGCAGCAACAGGTTCAGATCAGGTAAAGAACCCAATCAGACCAACTGCCACAGTTGCGGCTGGCACTAACGTGGACTATGCAACTGTTCCAGAAGTTAGAGAAGCAACAACCCTAATTGCCGTGGACATCTGGCAATCAAGACAACTTTCAAATGCTGGTGGCGTTTCACCAGATGGCTTTACACCTTCACCTTACCGTATGGGCAACACACTACTTGCTAGAGTTCGTGGTTTGATTGCGAATTACTTAAACCCAAATGGGCTAGTCGGATGACAGTTGCCGTCACAACTCTCCGTTCTACCATCGCAACGGCTTTAAGTAATCCAACGGTATGGCAGGTATTCTCTTTTCCACCTGCCAGCCCGTTGGCCAACAGCGTGGTTGTAGAACCTGATGATCCATACATTACGCCAAGCAATAACCAACATATAACCATTGCACCTTTGGCTAACTTTAGAATCAAACTTTATTTACCATTGCTAGACAATCAAGGTTCATTACAAGATATGGAAACTTTCATTGTTGGCGTGTTCACTAAACTAGCAGCGTCATCGCTAACCTATAATATTGGCTCTGTGTCTGGAGTATCTGTTGATACGACTGCTGGAGACCTTCTCACAACGGAAATTCGTGTGAGCCTACTTACGAGTTGGAGTTAATATGTCCGATCTAACACCTGAGGATTTGGCTTTCTTGAAGAAGATCGGTCAAATCAACACCACCCCAAAGGCACCAGCCAAGAAAGACGAGGAATAAACAATGGCAATTTTTCTAAACAATAAAGTCGGTCTCAAGATTGCAACAGTTGATCTATCAGATCACGTTACAGCCTTCACACTAAGCCGCCAATCAGACCAACTAGAAGTAACTGCAATGGGCGATACAGCACACAAATTCGTTACCGGACTTTCAGCTGACACCCTCACAGTATCATTCTTGAATGACACAGCAGCAGGTTCAGTCCTTGCGACTCTACAAGCTGCATATGGCACAACAGTTGCCTTCACAGCACTACAAGACAAGTCAGCAGCAGTATCAGCAACAAACAAGTTGTACACTGGCACAATCCTTGTTGACAACCTAACAGACATTAACGGCGCAGTGGCAGATGAAGCAACTTTTGATATAACCTTTACTTGCAACAGCGCAACTGCTTTAGCAACAACAGGCACATTCTAAACAACTAAAGAAAAGGGCTAAAAATGGCAAAGTTAAGAATAGTACGGGTGGATGGTAGCGATACCACTCACACAATCACACCAGCGATTGAATACGCTTTTGAGGCTTACGCCAAGAAAGGTATGCACAAGGCTTTCCGTGAGGATGAGAAGCAGACCGATGTTTATTGGTTGGCTTGGGAATGTATCCGTAGATCGGGAGAAACAGTCAAACCTTTCGGGGCTGACTTCTTGGAATCGCTTGTTCGTGTGGAAGTTCTTGATGATGACCCTTTGGACTAACTAGGGATTCCCTAACCTATCTCATTGCACGAATGAGTTTGGAAACGGGAATTCCTGCACAATCTTTCATAGAGATGGATGTGCGAATGTTCAAAACTTATTTAATGGCTATGAAAGATCGGGCTAAGGAGATGAAGGATGGCAACCGAGTTAAAAGGCGCTAGCCAACTTCGATATGCACTCCGCAATTTTGAACCTGACCTAGCCAAAGAATTGCAAGACCAAATGGCTGCTGCTTTAAAACCTATTGTTAAGCGCGCCCGTGGTTATATTCCTTCAACCTTTACACCTTCGCATTGGCGCGGTGAAACCAAGACTGGTAAATGGCCTATCTATAACGCTTCTCTAATGCGTAGAGGTATTGGCTACAAGACAACTCCAAGCAAGCCTAACCGCCGTGGCTTTTCTTATGCAGCTTCCATCCATAACAAGACCGCTTCCGGCGCTATCTTTGAAACTGCTGGCCGTAAGAATCCAGGCGGTATGCAAAAAGCCCCTAAAGGCACACCTAGAACTAACAAGAACTTTAGCCACTCCAATAATCCTAATGCTGGTTCTCAATTCATTAGCGCACTTGATAATGCTAGCCCATTAAAACAAGGCAATACACGCACAGGCTCAGGCCGCCGTGGTCGTTATATGGTTGGCCGTTTAATTTATCGTGCTTGGGCTGAGGATCAAGGCAAAGCATATGCAGCAGTAACAAAAGCCCTAGAAGGTGCAGCAGATAAGTTTAGAGCGAAGGTAGGTAACTAATGGCAACAACGGATTTAATGGTTGGTATTGGTGCTGAATATAAAGGCCGTGGGGCATTTAACAAAGCCAACAAAGATATTTTTGGACTTCAAAAAGGTGTTAAGCAACTTGCCAAAGCCTACGTTGGACTAGCTGGCGCACAAAAGGCTTTTAGTTATGCCTCAGCATCCGTCAAGGCTTTCGTTCAAGATGACAAGGCTGCTAGACAATTATCCAAGACTGTTGGCAATTTAGGTTTAGCCTATGAAGCAACCAATGTAGAAAATTTTATCCAGGGGCTTGAAAAAACTTACCATATAAATGACGATTTCCTTAGACCATCATTTGCCAAGTTAATCCAAGTTACCCAGTCATATACCAAGTCTAAAGAACTTTTAACAACTGCCATTAACGCCTCAGCTGGCGCAGGTGTGGACTTAACAACCACAGTTCAAGATTTATCACAGGCTTACGTTGGAAACCTCAGAGGGCTTAGAAAGTATAATTTAGGACTTACACAGGCCGAATTAGCCACAATGACATTCCAACAGATTCAAGACAAACTCAATGCAACCTTTACTGGGCAAGGTGCTTTAGCAGCTGATACTTATGCTGGAAAAATGGATGCCCTAGCAATTGCCTCAAATAATGCTAAAGAGATTATTGGCAAAGGCCTTGTTGATGCTTTAACAACTGCTGCGGGTAAAAAAGGTGACATAGATGGTTTAGTGCAAGACATGGAAACTTTGGCTAATGCCGCTGCAAATGTAGTTAGATTTTTAGGGAAAGCAGCAGATATTTATTCTAAGATTGGTTTTGGAATTGCCAACATATTTGGTTATTCAGACAAGCCAAAGCCAAAGGCAAAACCTTATGATCCAATGTCCGGCAGGGTTCAAGATATAAGTCCATCAGGATTAAAGGCTATTGCCGCTCGTACAAAGGCAGATGCCGCAGCTGCTAAACGGCAAAAGGAATTAGCTGCGCTTGTAATTAAGCAAACTAAGGCACTTAAAGAACAAACAGCCCTAGCCAAAGCGAAAGCAGTCCTTGACAAAGCTTCAGCCGTATTTAATATGGACTTGATTCAGAATACCGCTGCGCTTATGGGTAAAGTAACTGACGATGAGACACTTAGACTTAAACTCCAACAAGCCATCCTTTTAGGCAACTCAGATGCCGCTGGCAAGTTAGCGCAAGAGTTATTGGCTTCTCAAGAGGCTGCAATGAAGTTGGCATACAGCAATCCTTTAGGTAACTGGTCAGATGCGTTCAAGTCAGCGATTGACGCTCTCAAGCAACTTCAAGATGAACTAGCCAAATTAGGTTCACAAAAAATGCCATTTTGGTGGCTTGGTAATACTACTGATCCAACAGCACCAGGTTACACAGACCCAGCTGGAGTTGGCATTTCACCAGTAGATTATGGCTATACCGCTCAAATGCCATCATTTACTTATGGCCAAAATAGCGTTCCAGATATTAACGTAAACCTAACTATGAACCCAGATGCAGCCAAACTATTCATAACTGATGTGGTAGTAGGCAACTCAGCCAACGGCAATCAGAATTCATTAACACGCGTTACAACTCCTTGGATGATATAGCCAATGGCCATCCCATCAGTCAGCGTACAGTTTGACTTCTCAAACTCTCCTACCTTTGGCTACACTTTCACTATTGGAGATGCTAACCACGGCGTAATAGGCGTTGATACTCTTGGCGATGTCAGCTCAGATATTGTTGATATATCAGACCAAGTGGGCAAGATAAGCATTAGACGTGGCTACAACCTTCTCCAAGACCAATTTCAGGCTGGCACAGCCACAATCCGTGTCTATGACCCTACTGGCAAATGGAACCCTCAGAACACTGCCTCAGTCTATTACGGCAAACTTTTACCGTTGCGTAAGATACGCGTAACTGCCAACACCAAGTTCTTGTTCTCAGGCTATACAACTGCCTATAACTATACCTACCCTAAAGACCAAGATATTGGCTTTGTAGATATTGAGTGTAGTGATGCTTTCCGCTTATTCAATATGGCCAACGTAACCACAGTTACGGGCGCAGTAGCAGGTGAAACCACAGGCACACGCATAGGCCGTATCCTAGACACAGTTCAATGGCCTACTTCTATGCGCACTATCGCCACAGGAAGCACCACAGTTGCAGCTGACCCTGCGACAACTAGAACTTCTCTTGGTGCTATCAAGAACATAGAGTTTTGCGAACAAGGCGCGTTCTACGTTTCGCCTACCGGCAACGCCGTATTTAAGGATCGCAGCAGCATTATCAAGACTTCAGGGGCTAACCCAACCTCATTCGCTAACGATGGCACAGGTATTGGCTATAAGAATATTGTGTTCAACTTTGACGATAAGTTGATTATCAACCAAGCCAACGTAACGCGCTCAGGTGGCACCCTTCAAAACGCTTACAACACAGCAAGTATTGCTAAGTATTTCCCACACTCCATTAACTTCACGGATATATTGGTGCAGACTGACACAGCGGCTTTGGATATTGCCCGTGTCTATGTGGCAACTAGAGCCGAAACCACCATCCGCTTTGACGCTATGACTCTTGATCTAAGCACACCGGACTACACCGCTGGCATAGCAGCGGCCATTACTTTAGATTTCTTTGACACAGTAGCCATCAAGAACGTGGGGCAGGATGGCACTATCATCCAAAAGACCCTGCAATGTATGGGTTTCCAGCACGATATAACACCAAACAGTTTTCTAACCACTATCACCACGTCAGAACCAATAGTGGATGGATTCATCATAGGCAGTTCTTTATACGGTATAATCGGCACGTCAGTAATGACTTACTAAGGGGTAAATATGGCTTCAGGATTTCCAGCAGTAACCGGAGATGTTCTCTCAGCTGCAATGTATAACGGCCTTGTGGCCTTCACAGTAGGCAGCGATCAGACTGCCGACTACACGGCCGTAATTGGCGATGCTTATCAAACCTTAGTTCCAATGAACAAGGCAACTGCCATCGCGTTCAAGATACCTACAAACGCTTCAGTAGCCTTTCCAACTGGCACAGTCATCACAGTATTAAACAAAGGCGCAGGTTCTTGCACAATCAGCGCAACTACCTCAGGCACAACCACAGTTTTATCTGCTGGCGCAACGGCCGCATCTCCTACCCTTGCACAATACAAGACCGCTGCTTGCATTAAAACTGCAACAGATACTTGGTATGTAGTTGGTGCTATCGCCTAATGATAGGTAACGTTGTTGCAGGAATATATGGGGTTGGTGTTACACCACCACCACCTTTAACAGTTGAGTATTTAGTAGTCGGCGGTGGTGCCGGTGGCGGTGGAACTGGTAATGGTTCTGGTGGCGGTTATGCTGGTGGCGGTGGTGGTGGTGCCGGTGGATATAGAACTAATTTTGGATTTTCAATAACAACTTCGACAAATTACACTTGTACGATTGGTTCTGGTGGAGCAGGCGGTTTGTATCTGTCATCAACTTCTGGTTCTGGTGCTGCTTCTGTTTTCAGTACTATTTCAAGTGCAGGCGGTGGCGGTGTTTCAAATGGTAATGGTGTTGCAGGTGGTTCCGGTGGTGGATGTTACGGCGATTCAGGCCAAACTCCGGGAACAGGCAATACACCAAGTGTAAGTCCATCTCAAGGAAACGGCGGTGGAACTTGGTCAGGTGGAGCAAACTATGGTGGAACTGGCGGCGGTGGAGCGAGTGTTTCAGGTTCTGCAAATAGTGGACATAATGGCGGCGCTGGTGGTAATGGAACAGCTAGTAGTTTAAGCGGAAGTTCTGTTACTTATGCAGGCGGCGGTGGTGCAGGTTCTTACATAGGTGGAACAGGCGGCGCAGGTGGTTCTGGCGGCGGTGGAACTGGTGGAACAAATGGTTCTCTTGGAACTGTAACTGCTGGCACAACTAATCGTGGCGGCGGTGGTGGTGGTGCAGGGCAGGTTTCAACAACTACCGGTTTAACAGGCGGCAATGGTGGTTCGGGAATAGTTATTCTCAAATATCCAGACACAATAACAATTACTATTGGTGCAGGTTTGACAGGATCAACAGCAGCCCCATCAGGCGGTTACAAAGTTTCAACAATAACTGCTGGTACTGGAAATGTGAGTTGGACATAATGGCACATTACGCATTTATCACAGATGGCATAGTCACTGAAGTAATCACAGGTATTGACGAAACAGAACTAATTGAAGGTTTAGACCCTGAAACTTGGTATGGAAACTTTCGTGGGCAATTATGCAAACGCACCAGTTACAACCACAAGATTCGTGGAACTTATGCGGCAGAAGGCTGGGCTTACAACGAAGCCGAAGATATATTCATAACTCCACAACCTTATCCGTCTTGGATTCGTGAAGGTTCATATTGGAATTCGCCCGTACCTTGTCCAATAGATGACAACAGATATTCTTGGAATGAAGAAACTTTAACTTGGGATGTGTCAGATGAAACCGCGCCTGAGTAAAAGCGTTATTCAGCTGCGTGAGCAAGTAGATGACACCTATCCGAACCGCGATCGTAGAACTGACGGCACAATCGGAGATGCTAAACACGACAGTAAATCAGACCATACACCTGATGCTCTTGGGTGGGTTCGTGCCCTTGACATTGACGCAGACCTCACAGACCACAAATCTGAAAGTATCTACTTGGCAGATCAGATTCGTACATACGCAAAGTCTGATCCTGCTAAACGAATTTCTTATGTCATACATAA